GTACGGCCAAAGAGAGACTCTGTAAAGCCGCTGGATTAAGTGAGTCATATCGCTTGAATTTGTTAAATTCGAGGTTGTTGAACATTCAGTCCGCATCTCCTAATGGGGCAGAATCAGTGTCTGGATCGTTCCGGGATGCATATGCATTCTGGTCTTGACCTTTGCATCTGATTAGGTTCCTGCGTTGAAATCTGTTATGTGGTAATTACTGATTAATTTCAGTGTTCCTGATATCCTTTCTTCTGGGGTTTCCTGCGTGATTTTTATCTCGTCGGAAGCTTCATCTGGGGCGTCTTTCTATCATTAGAGACGTTGCAGGGAAGAGTAGGGTAGTTGGGATTACAAATTACTGACTTCAGTGTTCACTTCAACCATTGCATGAATCTATCCTTGGTTTCCTAAAACAGGTTCCTATGGACGGTACATATCAACAAGAAGGTGTTATACAGCGTATAACATCTTCGGGTATTAAGTTTTCTTCCTTTGATCTTTCTTCAGCAACTGATAGGTTGCCGATGGAAATACAAAGAGATGTTCTCTCTCTTTTTATAGGAGAGCGACTTGCACGTTCCTGACAGCAGTTACTTAGTTTTCCATTCTTTTACAAGGATGGATACGTTCGTTATTCGGTTGGTCAGCCAATGGGGGCATATTCGTCCTGAGCTTCTTTAGCACTAACTCATCACGTTATTGTGAATAGTATAGATACCAAAGAAGAGGAATTGAAATATGCCATCTTGGGTGATGACATGACCATAGATTCTAGATGGGGTGAATCTTATGATCATCTTGTTTCGCTTTTGGGGGTTAAGATTGCGAAAGAGAAATCTATATTATCTTCTGACTATATAGAATTCGCCAAGCGTTTATTTAACGGAGAAACTGGTGTTATGGATGCTATTCTTGGGCCTCGTTTGGTATTAGAGGCCATTAAGAATAATTTCTTTAAGATAACTCTTTTGCATGAGAGTTATAAGAGGAATATACTTGACCGTTCAGCCTTGTTTGAAAAGCTTGCCAATCCAAGTTGGAAATCTTGGACTAGCTTTGGACATTATCTTCTTTTCGGTCCCTGAGGACTAGTCGAGTCTGACCGTTCCTACGCACCTTATGGTGGGTTAGTTAATGGTCGGTTCTTCCAGCCGTCTCAGGATGTCTCAAAGAATGCCTTGTATGATGCTGTTGGTGTCATACTCGTCAATCGATGAGTCAAAGATAGAAGATATTCTTGAAGTGAACTCTCTACGTTCTTTTCGGGCTTTTCGGCCCGGAAGGTTAGAGAGGTCTGTCCGGAGTTGCCTTTCGTTTACTCCTACTTTTTGTTCTTATGTTCTCCTGGTTTCTGATTACCTTTCTGTACTTACAGTAAAGTAATAGTCAGTTCGACTCCACTGAAAGGAGTGGGTCAATCAGTTGAGGACGTATTGGAACGTCTCGATTTAACTCCGATGACTGCTCAATCTAAGCCTAGTAGGAAAGAGGCTACAGATATGAGGTCGTTCATGAGGCTTTGTAGTAAGGAGTATACAAAGTCTCTTGAGTTCTGAGTTGATAACCCATGGTAGGCATAGTTGCCTAGGCCCTCCACTCCATCAATGGGGGTTGTTTAATCTACAACCCCAGTATGCGGTGAAGAACTGAGTCCAGAAGCTGCGTAAGGCTAGCTTACGCCGTTAGGTAAATGGGATTATATCCTGG